AACGCCGAGCAGGTGACCACGGCGGGCTCGCCGGCGGCCACGCGCTCGTCGATCTCCACTAACTCGATGAATTTTCTTTTTTTCAGAAAATCCAGGTCGATTTTTGACATATCGGTCGGAAGAATGGATCCGGGCGCGTAAACCTTGCCATTTGTCCGAACTTCAACTTTTGTTCTGTATGCCATCTGTTGACACTCCCTTCATTAAGATCTGTTTACATAGATAACCGCCCAGGACTCCACATCAAACGGACGCGGAAGCGGCCTGGAAGTCAGGCGAAGCATTTTAACCTCGTTTTTCTCGTCGGCGTACTGCTTCGGAACAAGGCGTCCTTCGTAAGTCTGGAACTTCTTGTCTTCCATCTGGGTAACTGCTCCATACTCGATCTGGCCTTCGCCGTCGGAATGGCCCATCAGGACGGTTCCGTCCGGGATCATCGCTTCGTCTTCACCCTCGTCATTTAAGAACCACTCGTCGTAGGTGTAAATATCAAGGTCAAGTTCCGCGATACGGCCGTAAAAAGTAAGGGCCGGATCCACGACACGCGGTTCAATCACGATGTTCTTCATGTTCAGCATATTCATAGCTTTTTCGACGAACGGGTTCGTTGTGAACTTCTCGATCACGTCGGAAGAAAAGATCGCAATGTCCGGGGCTTTTCCGGTCGCCTTGATGATTTTCTTTCTGATCTGGCGAAGGGTAGGAAGTGGATTGACGGTCGCAAGCGCCCAGTCCTGATCGGCTCCCAGGACAGTAATGTTCGAAAAGCCGAAATCGACCTGAGCGTCAACGCCTTCTTCCTCGTCCACCACGTCGATTTTTCCTTCATAGAGGATCTGGCGGCACATCCACTCTTTTCTTCTTGCGATTGCTTCTTCCAGGTCTGTCATGTCCTTAGAAAGAAGTTCGTCCTCGCGTTCTTCCGGTGTTCTCTGACTGTAAACATTCTCACCGATCGCGCGTTTAGAAACATCATCGACGGTCAGCGGTCTTTCCGGCGCGATTTTTGGTGTAGTGAAGCTGTTTGTGTGGAAGCCCTGGCGTGTGATTACTTTTCCGCCGACTCTAGGGCTTACCAGCGGCGCCATGACGCGTTTTCCTTTTCTCACGTCAAATTCTACCTTTTCGGTGACGTGGGTTTCCTCGCCAGGGAAAAAGGTTTTCTGTAAAAATGTGCGGACGGGCGGCGTCTGGTCGATCGCGTCCATCATTTCACGGGTTGTATAATCAGGCATTGTCTTCTTACCCCCTTATTCGTATTTCTGGACGTTTGCAAGGTGGATCCCGATTCCTTTCAACTCGTCCTCGTAAGTGTCGATAGTTGCGCCAGCCTTAACCGCAACGGCGCCGCGGTTGAAATGGCCGGTTATATAGCATACTGCCGGAATATTGTCGCCTTCGGCGGCGGATCCGGTGTCCATGTCGTCGGTAAGAATACCGAACGCCTTCATTGTCACGGAAGAAAC